TGGCATTTCCCTGGACCTAAGCAGTGACCTGAAAGGGTAGCGTCGATACTTGGACCAGCAGCGCTGGCTTCCCTGATCAGGATGGCGTTGCTGGTGTATGAATTATGTGGCCCATTGGTCTTTGTAGTCCTTAGGGAATAGGCGCAGTAGGATGCGTTAGGAATAATTTCGGGTGAGACCTACCGAAAGCCACAAGCTTCAAGCAGCAAGCAACGCTTGACAGCTGGTATAAGATAGTATAGGATAAATATTGAAAGGAATAAATATGAAAGAAACAGACAACGTAGAAGTAGCTGATACATACCAGCTACAAAGAATAGCAAACGCCCTGGAGGAGATCCTGAGACTGGTGAAGCAGGACCAGGAGAAGATGGAGAAGAGACTACGTGAAGAGAATTAAATATAATAATTTGCTGCCATGGTTCACTCAGGACCATGGCACGTTGCCGGCTGGTTACCTGGCCAGCTGTGAAAAATTTTTTAAGGACCTGAAGCAACAAGCGGCAAGCCGCAAGCAACAAGCGGCAAGCAGGGAGCTTGACAAGGTGAGAGATCTATAGTATAGGATAATAAAGGAGAAAGATTATGAAAGTAAAAGAAGCATTAAAAATTACAGAGTCGTTTACTCGAACGTCAAAGATGCCTGGCCTGAGCTACAGCCTGCCAGCGTGGGCCTGCCAGACTGGATCCAAGCTTAGGAAGGTTAAGACTTCACCATGTTACGGCTGCTATGCATTAAAAGGAAATTATACAAGATACCCTGCAATCAGGGAGGCGCAATATAGAAGGCTGGACGCTATCAACCATCCGTTATGGGTTGAAGCAATGGCTGCTGTTATCAAGCGTCAAAAATGGTTTAGATGGCATGACGCGGGCGACCTTCAATCAAAAGAGCATATGGCAAAAATTATTGAAGTGTGTAAGCTCACACCTGACACGAAGCACTGGCTGCCAACTCAAGAGCGTCAGTACTTACCAGCACCTGAAGATGTTCCTGAAAATTTAATAATTAGATTATCAGCTGCACGTGTAGACGGGACCGCCGGCAATGCCTGGACGCATTCATCAACCGTGGTGACTGATGGAAGTCCCAGCTGTCCAGCTCCTAATCAGGGCGGCCAGTGTTTAGACTGTCGAGCATGCTGGAATAAAGATATAAAAAATGTTAGTTATGGTAAACACTAAAAATTTAAATGACATTTGTTTTCAAACATCCAAAATTTTACAGAATCCCCAGGGATAAGGAAGAAGCACGGGCTCAGCTCAAGGTACCTTCTTCTAATTCGGATCAGGTCATTAGCCGGAGAACCCGCGACGGCGGGGTACAGCGTGCACCTGGTCCGGGCCAAAGCTCCAAGCAGCAAGCCTCAAGCAAGGTTGGTTCGAAAGCTTCAAGCCTCAAGCAGCAAGCCACAAGCGTCAAGCGCCAAGCTGTTCGAGATGATTGATGCAAGCATCAAGGCCTGAGCGGCAAGCGTCAAGCTTCAAGCCACAAGCGACAAGCTCCTGTATTCTCTTTCCTCTGTACAAGTAAACTTCTTCTTTCTCAAAAAGTTTTGAGCCTCGAGACAAGAGGCGAGAAACTAAGATGAAAGTATTCTGTGGGTGCTTAATATGGAAGGCAATTTGATGGGGTGAGAACTTAATCTTGTTAGCTCTTGTTACCTTCAGCTCCAATGTAAAAAAGTGCCTATTAGTATTATAGCCCAATAGATCGGGAGTACCAAAAGCACTAAGGTTTTCAAGTCTAGTCCAACTAATTTGCTTAGTATTTTTCTTAATTTCATGCCAAAATTTCGTTTCAGGTTTCATTAATATTCACCCTAACAGGTGCCTATGTAAGTATGAATTTTTTCAGTTTTGGTATCTGATCTTTGAGGTCTGGTTTGATCACAACTCTAACAGAAGGTTTGCCTATTATAGTCGATTCCTGAACTTCAATTTTACCAATCGGGAAAATATTTCCGCTGCCATTATCCATATAGATCGTAGCATTGCTTACGGCGTTGCCTTTAGTACCATCTGTAAATTTGTCAAGATATTCTTGAAGGTGTCTTACGTACATTATTTTTTTGGTTCCTTTCCCTTGCCTGGACCTGATTTAATTATGTACTTCAGTGTTCCATTAGCTCCTGATTCAACAGCCTTAACCAGGTGTTTAAATAAGTAATTTTCTTTTAACTTTCGTTTAGCCTGCTCTGCATATTCAGTTAATTTCTTTGTATCTCTCATGTATTGCCTTTTATAAAATGTTAGGGTAAAAGTCAAACATGGGATTACCTAAAAGATTGACAGAGAAGCAGAAAAAATTCGCTGAGCTTATTGTGTACAACGACGGAAGCAGAGATGCTTGGGAGTGTGCAAAAGAAGCTGGCTACGGCCCAGGGTCTGACCTTGCAGCAAGAGTCGCCTCTTCAAAATTAACTAATCCTAAATTGTACCCTCTTGTAGTTAAGTACATTGGTGAGCTGCGCGAGGAAGCCAGGAAGAAGTACGAAGTTACTATGGACAGGCACCTTGAGCAGCTTGCAAAAATACGTGACCAGGCGTTGAAGAAGGGGGCATATTCTGCAGCAGGTAATATGGAAGTAGCCAGAGGAAAGGTTGCCGGATATTACATTGACAGGAAAATGATTAAGACTGGTAAGATAGATGAACTAGACAGAGATCAGTTAATGTCTAAATTAGAAAAAATGGTAGACGACCATTCCAAAATAATTGAAGGTGAATCTACAGAAGAACCACAGCAAATAGAGCTATCATCAGAGCCGGAAGATGAAATAGAAACCATAGAAGAAACAGACCAAGAGTTACTTGAAGAACCCATTCCAGAAGAGCCAGAATCTTCATTACAATAATATTTTTTCCATTTTAACAATACAACCTTTAGGAAATACATTACGATCTGAAAATAAACCATCAGCCTCATCGTAACTGGCAAACGTTCTTATACACTTAGAATCTCTTTCATATAGGTAAGCATTAGTGACCATTACTGAAGGCATCATACCACTAAACTCATGAGCCGTAGCATGCCCGCTATCACCTAAAATATCAACCCATGTTATTTTGTAGAAGTAATATTTCTTCTTCTTAAGCACTACATGTCTATATTTTGATTTTTTATTCATAGCTGATTCCTTTCCACTCTATAAGATATAAATATATATAAATATAAAAATTCTGAAAATATTTCTGAAACGCTGTGGAAAATGTGGAAATCAAAAAAACTACTCTTAAAGCATTGAAATCATTGAATTTGTTTTCCACAAAATCTTCCACATTTCGTCGAAAAAAAATGTGGAAAATGTGGAAAATGGCACATTCTGACGCAGATTTTAGCCTAAAGTTTAGAATCATTCTAAAGTAAAACCCTTTTTCCACAAAATTTTTGTGGTTTCCACAAAAGTTCCACAAATTAATTTTACTCATTTTTCCCCGTTTCTCGACTCTCGCCTCTAGCTGCTCGAACCTTGTAATAAGCATCAACTCTAGCCAGCCACTCGTGACTAAGTGCTCGAAACTCGGAGCCATTAATTATGAATCGTTGAAAGAAGTTATCAGGAGTACACATCAATATAACTCCTTGCTCGATCTCAGAGCCATGTACATAATTGTGAGCCATCGCATAGGCCACCATCTGCAACTTATAATCAGTTATCCACTCGATACGTTTAGGCTTGTTCGATTGCTTGAAGTCTATTATACTATCACGTCCCATATAAACCCCAACTAGATCAGTTGCACCGGCATACAGTCCAGGATAGCTTACAACCACCTCAGAGCCCCATATTTCCTCTAAATCAGGTAAACCCTTATCGATGATCGTTTTAGCCATCGAATGAGCTTGTACGCCCGCCTCAGTCATGTCTAGAACCTCTTTTTCAAGTATATAACCCTCTAAAATGCTATGCATGATAGTTCCTCTATTAGCTGCAGTATTCTTAATTCTATCCGCTTCAACTTCCCCAACCTTAGCTTTCCATTTAGCCAAAGATTCTAACTTATCTTGAGGCTGAGTTGCTGATAATATAGTCGTAACACTTGGTAACTTTTCTTGAGATACGTCATAGACTCTCTCATCATTTAACAGTGACCTTGTTGATGTAGGGTAGATATATTTTTTATTCCACTTTAGGTTCATATAAATGTCTCGATTCTACTATGTTTTCTATTTTTTGTTTATTTTCAAAAGCATACAAAGACGCCTGGTGATTGTATGGAAACACTTCCCAACAGAGGTCTCTATGCCCTTCTAAGCTTAAATAAATTTCTAATAAAAATTTATGTTTGCTTATCTTTATTTCTTTTTTAACGTAACACTTTCTAGGCATTATTTTAAATCCTCATTCTCCAAGATATTAATTCTAACCCATTCCTCACCATATTTTTTAAGGAATCTCTTAGCCATAGAACGTCTCGCTTTGTCTGACATAATTTTTAAATCAGATATTGGGACCGACTCACCACCTTTTTGAAGCATATCAAAGTCAGGTACAAATCTTCTTTTGTAGTCTGCAATCTGTGCTTCTAAAGAATCAATATACTCATTCAGTTCTATAACTTCTTCCTCATGAGCTTTGATTTGTTTTAGTAACTTAACATTTCTTTTGTTTAACTTCTCAACTGTTTCAGTCAATGTTACATTATCTTTCAGTTTCATTTCTTTCTCCTTTTTGATCTAAACCCGTATTTCTTATTCCATCTTTTATTACTTATCGTTTTCATGTTTTTTATACTCCTCTATTAATTTCTCTGATGGATGCCACACATCAACCGCTGAATGACATTTAGGACATGATAAGTTGCTAACAATATCATAGTCCTCATTATCTTCTGTATCATGGTCGCCACCCCATATTAATTCTGTTTTACAATGCCAACAGTTCAAAGGTCTAACTCCTTTGCTACTCTGTACTCTGTTAAATCAACTATATTACTATCTGAGTAATGATCTATTACTTCTTGTATCTTAGGTAGTTTTGTATGAGCAAAAGGCCAAAGCATACAACACACACGATAAGCATCACGAAACGTACAACGCCATCTATACTGGTTAAGATAAGGTGTACCATCAACTCTATTTCCTTTTACTTTCTTAGGTGTTAAAGTTCCAACACCCAATACTTCATGGACCCAAACTAAAACAGATTTGTCTGTCATCGTAATCTCCATACTGATACGCATAGAATTAGAAAATCTGTATCCAGGTTTACCTTTGTGTTTTTTCTTTTTTTCAATACCACGTCTTATGTGTATTGAACCTTCACCATCAAAGAGTCCTGCAATGTATGCGCAATCAATTTCCGATATCATTGTAAAGAATTCTTTTTAAACTCTTGAACATTTAAATAGTTTTCAAGTTCTGCAATTTTAGAAGTTTGTTGTTTTACTTTCGCTTGCAACACTCCTCTATGTATTTGAAGTTCTTGAATTACTTTCTGCAGCTCCTCGACGCTCGCTTCTCGAACAGGTATCTCGCCTTGAGACTCACAGTAACTACATTGATAAAATGTTTCACCCGATAATACGTATCCATTCCCATTACACACGGGACATATTTCTTTATCTAAGTTTGCCATTTAACTTCTCCACTTTTTCTTCGACTAATACTCTTACGACTTGTGCCCTAGACAATTTGGCATGCTTGGGAGCGAGATGTTTTGATAGTTTTGTTAGTTTATTATAGCAGTCATGATCAATTGCTATACTTTTGTATTTGCTTATATCTGTCATTTATTATATCCTTTCAAAGTTATTTCTGACATATAGGATTATATATTAAAATTACAACAGGAGTCAATGACTAAATTTATAATTGTATTACATTTATGTTCAATGATTACAGGACAATGTCCTTCTAGTCATTTTTCAATAAAAACTGGTTTTGAAACGCATTATGATTGCGTATTAAATGGATACGCAGTTGCTCAAAAAACTTATATGGAATTAAAAAAACTTGAAAATGTTGATGCAAACCATATTGAAAAAAATAAACTTGTTGTCAAATTTGAATGTAGAGAAATAAAACTTCCAGACATTACTGTCCCACCAAGAAAACCTAAGCTACCCGCTTAAGTAGCGCGTACCATTGTTCTCTATATTTAAGTTTTTTAGTTTTATTATATAGAACTGCCAGTTCGTTTAGTTTTTTCGTCAGCTCCTCTAAATTCATATATTCTTGTACCTTTCTCTATTATAGATTTAACTCCATGACCCGATAGGTCAATATCAACTCCATAACTCTTCCATGCTTTCTTAAGTATATTAAGTTCAAGAACAAGTACGCCCCATTGTTTTTGAGTAACGCCTGTTGCTTTTAATGTTAGTTTCTTCTCATTCATCTCTTTCTCCTTTTATAGTTAACCAATCAGTTAATAAATGAATCCTATCTATTTCAGAATTGTTTTTAACTTCATGTAGTTTTTGATTATTATTAATTTCAAATATCTCACCCTCTTTTATATTTTTATCCTCACCTCCTACAATGAATCTTACTTCATCATCAGTGATAATAGCTAAATGAGTTCTTTTAACAAGATCAAAATAAGTATCTTGATTATCTACATGAGGACCAATGATAGACCTAGAAGGTAGGTTAATCAACAATGCGCTTGTGATAAAACCCTCACCGTATTTTTCTGTAAAAATTTGTGAGAGAGAATCTAACTCTGTTTTATAATTATCTGCTTCAGGCCAAAACTTTCTATTATCTTTTTCTAAATTTCTTTGATTGTATTTATCCATTTCATTCCATATCAAAGGTATGGTCTTTGTATTCATATGGACCATATAATTTTTTTGTCTGTAGTCGTATTTGTGCCAGTCTTCTTTTGTATATTTTAAGACTTTTTCTCTTAAACTATTGATATTATTGTATTTTTTTACAAAAATAAAATTTTCAGGTATGAGAGACAAACTATCCTTTTCCTTGTCCCTTGTACCTCGTCTGTTTTTTCTGACGCTTCTCGTGTTTATTTTTATTTTTCTTGTGCTGACGTGCACCTCTTTTCTTAGGCTTGTCCCTTACAATATGGTCTTTAAATTTCTTAGCCATTATTCAATATAATTATCTTTTATCCATTTCTTATCAGACTCATCTAATTTAAGATATCTGATTCTGCCATTGATATGTTGTTTTGTATCATGGCCACAGTTAGTACATCTATAAAATTCTGAAACAATTGCAACTAAAATTGTTTCTTCCTGACATTCTTCACAATTACCGTGTACTGTATCTATTTTACTAAATAATTTTGCTGATTTCTTATCTATTATGCTCATACTATATCTTTCGCCTTTCCTATAATTGGTTTGTATTTAGTTTTACCTTCTGATTTATACGCATGCATAAACTGCTCACGTCTACCTTCTGGAATCCAACTACAGTGTATCCACCCTGAGTTAGGTTCACCTGGAGTATAGAACTCAAGGATGAGCTGATCTGTTTCAAGGTTTTGTTTGATCCAATCAGCGACCTCAGCATTATCGACTCCAACACATTCGAAGTCAGCCGCCTCAGCTTTTGCATGTTGACTGTCCCGACTCGACCCTATGGCAAGGCATAAATCTTCGCTACGGAACCCTGATGTGACCTTTACTCTGCCAAAATGGTCCCGGACGGGCTGTAAAATATTTTCACACAAG